TTCGGCTGATGAAGGTACGCTGCATTACGAAAACAACACGAATAAACTTTATGTGAAGCAGTCCTCTGGGTTTTACCTGCTTGCCAGCATTACAAACGCCAGCCCCACCATTGATAGCTTTTCTGAGAATACTGGCGGCGCAGGGGCTAATAACCTCACGGCTGGCGGTACTTTTATACTGACCGCTGGCAGCAATACCGTTATCACAATCAACGCCACAGAGCCTGACTTAGAAACGATTAGCTATAGCGCAACGGTCACCAGCGGTACGGCGACTGACGTATTTAGCTCTCCTAGTTTCCCTGTAAGCAGCCAAAGCAGCAATGTATTTACTCTGACGCCCGTGACATCTGGGACAGGCGGGACTGTAACTATTCGTTTCGATGCAAGCGATGGGACCAACGTAGCAAATGTCAGCCACAGCTTTGAGATTGCTTTTGTTATCGCTGATAGCCACTACACCACTTTGTTGATGGCTACTGACGGGTCAGCGGGTAATAACCAAGATGATATTACTGATGCTGCGGGTAATCACACAAGCAATATTACAGTGTACGGCGATGCTCATGTTGGCACATTCAGTCCTTACAGGCATGGTGGGTACAGTTATGAGTTTGATGGATCAACTGACAGTATTCGAGCGGATGATCATACTGACTTTGATTGGTCTAGTAATGGTTTTACTATTGAGTGTTGGATAAACATGAAAGCCATGCCAAGTGGCGGGGTAATGACGTCAACCCATCAAGTTTTATTTTCAAAGTGGAATGCGTATTCTAACAACAGAGAGTTTCTTTTATCATTTGGTAGCAACGGAACATTAGGTCTTGTTTTAAGTACAGATGGAACAAATTGGACTACTACAGCAAGCAATAATAACGTAATTTCTTTAAATACATGGCATCATATTTGTTACGAATTTAACGGGTCTAGCCATATTATTTATGTTGATGGAACGGCTGAAGTAACCGTTAATAACTCTAACGTGCCTTATGCTGGCAACATGCCTTTTGGAATTGGGTACTCCATTTCTGGAGGAAACACTGCACTACACATTGTGCCGCAAAGTTTTGTCACTGATGTGAGAGTTGTAAATGGGTCAACTGTTTATGGGGGTGCATTCACTCCACCAACTGAACGCCTTACTGCCGTAACTAATACCAAACTGCTTACTTGCCACTTGCCCTATATTGCCGATACACCGCCTTCTGGTGGCACCGCTAAAACAATAACAGTAAACGGCGACCCTGAGACAAAACCAATCGGTCCATACGATTACGATGAATACTCAGAAAGCACTAACGGTGGGTCGGTGTACCTTGATGGAAATAGTGATTATTTAGACGTTTCTGGCAGTACTTCACTTGATCTTGATGGCACTGATTGGACTATTGAAGGCTGGGTGTATCGGACAGGCACAGGAAGTATCCAGACACTGGTTAACACCGCTCCACCTCACACCACCTTGATTATCAGTTTGAACAGATCGGGTACTGGAAATACTCAAGTCTATACGGGTAATGGATCAAGCTGGGTAGGCTCTCCTGCTATTGATAGTGGTTCAAACTACCCTCTGCTTGCAAATCAATGGTCACACGTTGCTGTGGTCAAAAGCGGGACAACTTTGTACCTTTACCACAACGGAAAACAGGCAGGTTCAACAACTACTTTGCCAACGGGTTTTACTGGCAACTTTCGTATCGGAGCATATGAAAGCAACGGCGCTCAAGGCGAGTATCTGAATGGCTATGTATCTGATTTTCGAGTTGCTAAAGAGGCGGTATATACTGGTGAATTTACTCCTCCATCTGGTCCATTAACCACGACAGGCGGGACATACCCAAGCACGACTAATGTAGATACTAGCATCACGTCAGAGTTACTCCTCAAAGGCACAGACGCTCACGTAATTGATAAGTCGCAAAACTATAACTTGGAACTTGTGGGTACAGCGGCGGCTGTAACTAATGCTACTAACAACTCAACAATTTCCAGTACGAATGCGATTAGCTTGGACGGCAACAGTGATTATGTAAAACCAAATGATGTAATCTTACCCATAGTCCAAGGCGTTGATTACACCATCGAAGGATGGTTTTACGCAGACACAATTACTGGTGTGCATCCTATTGTCAGTCAGTATGTGAGCGGCAATGGTGGACGGTTTAGTATTTTGGTTGAAAATAGCGTACTAAAGTTCTTTGAAGGTGGAAGCTCAAGACGAACTATTAGTGTAAATACAGGCACTTGGTATCATTTTTTGATGTGTAGATCGGGAACAACGCACTACGCTTTCATGGATGGTACACTTGTAGGCGATAGTTGGACCAGTTCTACTAACATTGTTAATACGAACACTTTAATTGGTCATTTTGCTACAACAGTGAATTACTACTTCGATGGGTTTTTGCAGGATATTAGAATTTATATCGGAGAAGCTAGAGAAACCAGCAACTTCAATGTCCCATCCGCACCCTTGAAAGGCTAACTCATGTTAGGATTTCACCCATTAGCATCCGCCCCTTTAGGTGGGCTGGCTGGCGGTAATTATGTAGATGCTTCGGCGTCTGCAAACATTACTGCCTCTAATGGTGTTGAAGCTAAAGTTGTTAAGCCTGTCGTTGCCACTGGTACAGTTTCTTGTACAACTGCGATTGAGGCCAAGCGTACCCGTGAGGTTGCGGCTTCGGCAAATGTTGCTGCCACAAATACAATTGATGCAGTACGAGTAAAACCGACTGAAGCCTCTACAAATATTGCTGCTACGGGCAGTGTTTTTGCGAATATCTTCAAAGACGGGGATATTACAGAAACCGCCGCAATAACTGGATCTGTAACAGGTCGGCTTGCAGTTGATGGTGATATTACTGAGAGTGCAGCCGTCACTGCGTCTGTTGCTGCCAGAGAAGCCATTAACGGCGATATTACTGAGAGTGCCGCTGTTACAGCGTCTGTTTCTGGACGATTAGCTGTAGAAGGTGCCATTACAGAGTCCGTTGCGGTCACAGGCTCTTTCGCCGCTCAGACAGGCACAAATGGCAGCATCACTGAATCCGTTGCAGTTACGGCATCTGCCACCGCCAGCCTCAAAGAGATTGATGCCGCTGCTACTGGCACAATTACGACAACCTCGTCCGTCGATGCGCAGAGAGCGAATAAGCTCATACCTTTGGGTGATATTAACATCACCACTTCGGTGGATGCCCAAAAAGTAAATCTAGGTGCCGCCACCGCTTCTATTTCCACTACTACATCAGCGGAGCATAGATCAGTTAAAGTAGCAGACGCTGCTGCTTCTGTTACAAGCACATCCAGTGTCGCAGCAGATCGTGTGAGAACGGGTGATGTTACAACTGACGTAACAACCACTTCGTCTGTATCCGCAATTGTAGATGAAGGCATACCAGTAGCTGGCAGCATTACTTCCTCAAGTTCTGTTTCAGCAGAGACTATTAAAGATAGCGTTGCCGTTGGGACGATTGCTGCGTCTTCTTCTGTCGATGCGCTTCGGGTCAGAGTGGCAGACGTTGCGGCTTCCAGTACCACGGTCACAAGTACGGTCTACCAGCGTAAACGTGCCGCCGAAATCACTGGCACAATATCCGTTACCTCGACAGTCTCAGCGACTACGGATGAAGGTCTTGCTGCCTCTGGCTCTATTACATCTTCTGGCAGTGTGGCGGCGAGAGTTGTTGAACCAGTAAGTGCATCTGGCGCTATCACAACGTCCTCTAGCATAACGGCTGGGATAGGTCATAAGTCTACCGCTTCAACAGACATTACATCGACTTCTAATGCCGCCCCAAAAGTACTTAGCACGGGTGATGCGACAGGCACAGTTTCAGTTACCTTCTCCCTAAGTCCAAAAGTTGTCTTCACGGGTGATATTACAGAATCTGCGGCTGTAACTGGCACAGTCACTGGCAGACTAGCCGTAGAAGGCGCTATTACGCAGTCAGAAGCCATCACTGCGTCTGTTGCTGGTAGATTGGCTGTTGAAGGTTCTATCACAGAAGAGATGGAAGTCACCGCCGAGGCGGTATCTAGGATTAAGGTTGGGCAAGCATCTACAAATGTTGCAATCTCAACCAGCATCGATGGTGTAATAACTGCTTTTGGCGCTCCAGCCGCAACAATAACTTCTTCAACCACTGCTGCTGCTGCACGGGTTAGAGAAGCAAGCGCATCCGCATCAATCTCTTCCTCAAGCGCTATAGATGCTAGAAGAGTGCGAGTTGGCGCTGCTTCGACTGATGTATCATCGACCACAAGTCAAAGTGGTAATATAAATCTCGCTGCTCCAGCATCTGGATCAATATCTGTCACCGCTACGGTTGATGCAGACAGAATTAAAGACTTCACTGCAAGCGGGTCTGTTTCATCCACAAGTTCCGTAGATGCTGATCGGCTAAATGATGGTGCGGCGGTTGGTTCGGTTGCAGCCACGGGATCAGTACCAAAAACTGAGATCGTAAATGATGGTGCGGCAAGTGGATCTATCACCGCATCAGGAACTTTGGATGCTACCAGAGTTATAACGGGCGATATTAGTGGTAATATTACTGTATCATTTGGGGCGCAGGGTTACACTGGAACCGTCATCGACGCGGAGATATCAGGCAGTATTGTTATAACAAATGTTATACATAGCCAAAGAATTATTAAGAGTGCGTCTTCTACAAGTATAGCAGGGTCTAGTTCTTCTGCTGCAAACCGTGTCAGAGTTAATCGTCCTACTATTAACTTTAATACATCCACAGATATAGTAGCTGGGGTACTTTATTCGTCTACCATAACAGGTGCAATCAGTAGCCCCCGTGCATCTATAAGCGGAAGTGTGTTTACGTTCACTGAAATACACAACTCTCCGTTCAAAGTAACTACCGCCGTGCAACCCGATAGACCGTACAAGAGTACATCTACTTCAACAGCGGCATCTCCATATAAACGCGTAGCTTAAAAGGCTTAAAATGGCTGATTTTCTTAGCTTAACTAACCGCATATTGCGGCGTCTAAATGAAGTAGAATTAACCTCTGCTGACTTTGCTAGTGCGCGGGGCATACAAGCCGCCGCAAAAGATGCAATTAACAGCGCGGTGTTTGACTTAAATAGACAACAGTTCACATGGCCTTTTAACGCCGCTCAAGAAAATACTACATTGGTAGTAGGACAGGTTGAGTACTCTAACCCTCTTAATATGAAGACTATTGAGTGGAACAGTTTTCAAATCACTAAAGATGCGGGGACAGGCGTTGATGAAACATACTCACTGAAGTACTTAGATCGTGATGTATATTACGCAAACTTTAGAAACGAAGACGATGATAATGCAGCATCAGGTCTGGACAAGCCTATCTACGTTTATAGGTCTCACGGTACGGGCTTTGGTGTAAGTCCCGCCCCCGACAAAACGTATCGTTTAAGCTTTAGATATTTCCTACACCCAACTGAGCTAGTCGATGTAGCAGATACACCAACAGGAAATGTCATTTATCCAAATGTCTTGGATTATATTATTACTGAAGGTGCTATGTCGCATCTTTATTTATTCAAAGATAATCCAGAGGCCGCGCAACTTGCGATGCTTAACTTTCAAAATGGTATTGCTGATTTAAAGGCACAATACATTAACCAGTATGATAACATAAGAGACACGCGGGTTAACTTTGGTGGTAACACGGGCCGCTCTGCATTCTCTAAAGTGACTACTTATGGCTGATCGAATCCAAAGTTATAAGCTGATTTGTTCGGGCGGGTTAAACTCTAACGAACATCACCTTGATCTTGCGGAGAACAAATCAGGTGCAGCTACTAGATTGTTAAATTATGAACCAAGTCTCTTCGGGGGGTATCGCCGCATTGAGGGGTTCACAGACTACGACACTAACTTCACTACTGTGGAAGAAGGGAGTGCGGGTAATGAAACTTCTGAGGGTGCAATACTAGGGTTATCACTTTATAAAAACGAGGCGCTGGGCAATCCTTATATTATTGCTGCAAGGAAAGATGTAGGCACCGCAACTTACTCATTTATGTATCATACTCCCGCCGTAGGTTGGAGAAAATGGAACACTGTGAATACCAGTAGCACTCATCCAACAAGAAACATGTCTAACCTTGCTGGAGACACAGTTACAAAGATTAGACATGCTCAAATAAATGTAAGTGATGGTTCATCAAATAAAAGTATCATTGTATTTGTAGACGGTGTTAACAAAGCAATCGTTTTTGATGGGGCAAGTTGGTATGAAATTGATCCAGCGGGAACGGGCGGCACTAGCAGCGCTGGGGGACCATATGCTATTGGCGCACCCTCTATTGTAGAGTTTTTTGATTCCTATTTGTTTTTAGGCGGAGACGTTACTAAACCTGCAAAAATTGCACATTCAGACACAATACTATCTCTGGATACTCTGTTGACTTTTACGGCTGCATCCAACTCAGATCAGTATGATATGGGATTTAATGTTGTTAATTTTAAACCTTTCCGCGATGCACATTTTATATTTGGTGAAAATGCTATTAAAAAACTTGAGGTAGACCCTGATACTAATTCAACCAATGTATTTAAAATTGAAAGCGTTACTTCAAATGTAGGGTGTATTGCGCGGGATAGTATTCAAGATCTTGGGGGTCAATTAATATACCTCAGTGCAGGGGGTCTTAGACAAGTTTCTGCAACTTCCAGAATTGGTGATACGGAACTCAGTTCTATTTCATCTTCTATTCAAGGCCGTATACTTGAGATAATAAATAACGAAGATTTAGACACGATTAGCTCTATCGTTGTTCGACAAAAAAACCAGTATAGAATGTTTTTTGGGGACAATAGTGGAACAGGTTCGGGGGTGTTGGCGGGAATTGCCGCCGAGGGCGATGGGCGTGAGTTTGAATTTAGCGATCTATCTGGATTTAAAATGAACGTAGCCACTTCCGAATTTATTGGAAAGACAGAGTACGTTCTACATGGATCTTTCGACGGACGGGTGTATCGACAAGAAAAGGGCAACACCCTTGGTGGTGATAACATCGTCAGTATTTATTCCACCCCATATTTAGATTTTGGGGAAACAGAGACCCGCAAGATAATACATAAGATTAACACGTTTGTGAGAGCGGAAGGCCCGTTCACAATGAACCTTGCAGTTCAGTATGATTGGGGAGATCCCAACACACTAACCCCCGCTGAATATCAACAAAGTAGCGCTG